CAAATTCTGACAAACATTATAAAAAATGCCTGTGAGGAATTAAGGGCCGCTTATAAGGATGATCTACAGAAGGCTAGAATACGAATAGTGACCAAGATTGTTGATTCTTATTTTATATCGTGTAAAATAGAAGATAATGGCAGGGGTATTAGAGAAGATTTATTAGATAAGGTGCAGACTCCTTTCTTTTCCACAAAGGAACAAGAAAAAAATAACCAGTCTGGTTTGGGGTTGGGATTGCATATTGTGACTCAAATAATAAATTCCTACAATGGCAATCTGAAAATATACAACAATCATAATAAAAAAGGCGCAACATTTGAAATAATGTTGCCTTTAGTAAAGGAAAAATAAGATGGAACAAAAAGGAACGTATACAGAAAGAATATTGGTTATTGATGATGAAGTTCAAATTCTTGAGGCTATTAAGAATTTCTTCTCATTACACGGCATTGAAGTAGATGCATTCAATGACCCTGAATTGGCTATGAAAGCCTTAAAGGCTAAGAAAAATTATAGCTATAAAACGGTTATAACAGATATTCGTATGCCCAAAAAATATGGCTATGAACTAATAACCGAAATCCATGCCTATACGCCATTGACTGATGTAATTATCATTACTGGTTATTCCAATATGGATTACATTATCAAATGCTTTGAGCGTGGAGCCTATGATTATTTCAAGAAACCTTTGAATGACATGAAGCCTCTATTGGATGCTGTTCTCAATTGTTTCAAGAGACATGAACGATGGCTTTCAAAGGACGGACTACTTTAATTCTAGGAAGTCTTTAAGTTTCTTTGCATCAGAAAATTTCTTGTTGTTATAGAAAATGGTTTTAATTAGGTCAGGACTGTATTCAGGCAAGCCTTTAAGAATAACTTCCTTTTCTTTCTTGGCATACTTTTGAGCCTGTTTTACAAATTCCTCATTCTTTATAGAAGCCGCTATTTCAATGATTTTTCTGTCATTGATGAAAGAAACAACATCCATTAATACATATTTTGAGGATGGGTTGTTCAGTTTAATCATCACTCCTATACTATTTGAGGTATTGCTTCTGGCAAATTCTTCGGCTATTTTTTCATCGGTTGTCCAGGATTCTAGTGGGCTTCCGTGTAAAGATTTCTTGTGTAGAATGGTAGATAAAATTTCTGGTTGAGTAGGAATACTCCAACTCAATCCCCTGTATATAGGGTTTGAAAGCTGTGAAAACTTTTGAGGAATTATTTTTTTGTATTCAGAAAGGGATTTGTATAATCCTTCATGATCGTGGAAATCTATCCAGTTAGATAAATCAGTAATAAGACTTGACCAAATTTTCTTGACATTGGAGTCTAGTTCTGGTAGATTGTCTGTATCGGAATACTTTGCACCACTAACATCCGATAGAGTAACATCGTTTGGCAGAGATTTTTCTAAGAACTGTTTGAAGGTTAAAATAGTCATAGATTCCTTTTGTTAAATATATCCTGTATTTATAAATAGGATTATGATTTAAAAAGGGAAAGGTGTGTTATACGCCCCCTTAACTTAAAGGTAAAGTAATCGGCTTTTAACCGATAAATGTCAGTTCAATTCTGGCAGGGGGTATTAGGAGTTTTATGCTTAGGAATTTTTTGATAAATCATCCTGAAATGTTTTTCTATACATTTGGGGTTGTTTATCCTATAATAATTCATATTATAGTAGCGTTAATAGAATTTTACAAGGAAAAAAGAAAGAAATAGGTCCCATGGTCTAAAGGCAATGACACTGGTCTGTCGAACCAGTTGTACGGGTTCGATTCCCGTTGGGACCGCTTACATATAGGAAGATAATGAATGAAGATTTTATTTAAGAATGTATTCTATGCTATTACATATTCAGATTATGATGAATATAATATACACGGACTATACAGAAAAAGAGAAAATGCAGAAAAAGAACTTGAAAAAATTAAAGCATCTTGTCGTGATGGATATAAAGCAAGTTGTTACGATATAGATGAATATACTTTTCAAGATTAATTAAGCAACCTTGGTATTAATGGTAGTATGTTCGGTTGAAGCCCGAAAGGCGAAAGTTCGAATCTTTCAGGTTGCATTTCAATAAGGAAAAAATGAAAGAAACATTCCAAATAGCCCTAGAGTATTTACTTTATGGAAATGAAATTACATTAAATGGTAATAGGTATGGTATTGGTGAAGATGAAAATAACGTGCCTGTCTTATGTCTAATTTCTAAAAATGAAAACGATGAAGATATTTTCTTTGAAGTTGATTTTACTCTAAATGATTTCATCAAAAGATGTAGCTTAATGACCGAGAATGAAAGAATTGGTATGGTTTCTTCTCTTGCTCTACAAAAATTCAAAAAACAAAAGTCCATTACAAATATGCCATGATTGATAATGATGGGATTCCAAAGGAATAAATGGAGTTAAAGAAGAAACGTATCTTAATTCAAGAATGACAATAAATCAATTTGTCATTTGAAAACAAAGTAAAAGGAGATTTGATAAATGTATCTAGAGATAAGTGATTCAAAAACAGGTAAGACTGAAAGATTGATAAAAAAGGCTATTGAATTTTCTAACCAAAATGATGGTAGTGAAATATTTCATACATCCGATGTAAATATAAAAAGAAAAGATAAAAGTATAATTGTAGTTCATCAAGAGAATAACAATATATTCAAATACTGCAAATTATATCCAGAACTAACTCAAAATGGAATAAAAAATCTAACCCTCAATTCATTGGATAATTTACAGGATATTAAGAACACATATTTCTTTTTCGATGAATTTGAACAAAATGAAGACAATAATAAGCTATTGTTAGAACTTTTAGCTAGAGTGGATTTAGCTAAATGTTATTTCGTAACATCCCCTGCCGCCTATTTAACTCTAAATGATATACTAAGGCTTAAAGGCTTTTTATCAGAAAATAGTTATGAAGATGAATATGATTATAGTGTTGAAAGGCTAATAAAAGAAGCTATAAAAAATAAGGTTAGACCAATTGTCTTTCTTTTATACATGAATGATTTTCATTATTTATCATTCGACAAACAAGGATTTAATCCTGCCCTAAAAAATATTCTAGAACTTCCATTTAAACTTTAGGAGTATAACATGTATATTGAAATATCTGAAAGATCAACAGGAAAAACGACTAGATTGATTAACGATATGAAGTTTAGATTGGATTCCAGGGAACCATGCATTTTTATTACTCAAAAAATGTCATGGGGAAAGGATATATTGAGACGATTTGATTTGAAGGAAAAGAATTATCAAAATCTTCAAATCATCTCAACAGAATCAAACCCCGCTGGTTTATCTGGTAATTTTTATCTAGATGAAATAGATTTCTTAAATCTTGAAAAATCATCATACCTTTATTTTTATATAGGATTGTTGAGTGATGATTCTCAAAATGTTAGAATGTCTTCTACAAAAGAAAGAACCAGAACACTAGAAAATTTTTCACATATCCTAAAAAATGATTCTTATCAGGGCGATTTCTTGTCCTATGCCATTTATAAAAATGGTATGAAATATCTTACCTATGATAAAGCCATTAAGGATGTAGTCCATAAAAATATATTGAAAGAGGTAGTCATTTTTTAATAAGGAAAAATGAATAAAATTAATGAATGGGTAGGTTCAATAGCAGGGATACTAGGGGCAATTTTATTTGCCTCAAATACAGATTACAGTAAATTTGGATTCATAGCCTTTCTATTTTCTTCTATTACCTTATTTCTATGGTCATTGAGGAATAGAAATTACGGACTGATGGTTTTGCAGATTGCCTTTACTATAATCAACGTGATAGGAATTTTTAGATGGAATTGATTAGGTCAAACATCTTGTGATATAAATAGAAGTAGAAAAACGATTGAGGGTTTTCTGGTCTGGTTCCCTTGTTGTGTTTCCTAAGCACGAAAAACTGGACTATCTAAAAGACACTAGAGAAGTGTCTATAACCTACAACTAAGGAGATTAGTTATGTCAAAAGAAAATATCCTATTACTTTCAGATAGTTATAAATTCACACATTTCAAACAATATCCACCAAAAACAGAACAAGTATATTCTTACCTGGAATCACGGGGCGGGAAATTTTCCTCTGTGAAATTCTTTGGACTTCAGTATTTCCTCATGGAATACCTGGAAGGTCAAGTAGTGACACAAGAAAAAATCAATGAAGCAGAAGATTTCATTACGAAACACATTGGTCCAGGTATGTTCAATCGTGAGGGTTGGGAATACATCCTTAAAGAACATAATGGACGCTTGCCAGTGGTGATTAAGGCTGTTCCAGAAGGAATGGTTGTTCCTACAGGAAATATTCTGGTTTCTGTTGAAAACACAGACCCCAAGTGTTTCTGGTTGACAAACTTTCTGGAAACCCTATTGGTTCAAGTCTGGTATGCTATTACCGTGGCAACTCAATCTCATGAAATCAAAAAAATGATTACCAAGTTTCTTGAAGAAACAGGAACACCAGAATTGATTAATTTCAAGTTACATGACTTTGGTTTCCGTGGTGTATCAAGTGTTGAAAGTGCTGGTATTGGCGGCGCGGCACACCTGACCAATTTCATGGGAACAGACACCGTAGCAGGATTGATTTTTGCCAGACGCTACTATGGTTCAGATATGGCTGGATTCTCTATTCCAGCGGCGGAACACTCTACGATTACCAGTTGGGGTAAGGATAATGAGAAACAGGCATTTGAAAATATGCTTGACCAATTCTCCGAAAATCCACTGGTGGCAGTTGTTTCTGATTCCTATGATATTTACAATGCCTGTGAGAATATTTGGGGAAAGAAACTGAAAAAGAAAGTTCTCGCCAAAAAAGGAACAGTGGTTATTCGCCCTGATTCTGGAAATCCCGTTGAAGTAGTGAACAATGTCCTGGATATTCTAGGAAAACAATTTGGGTTCACTGTGAATCAAAAAGGATTCAAGGTTTTGCCTGACCAGGTTCGTATCATTCAGGGAGACGGTGTGAACTACGAATCAATAAAAGAAATCCTTTCCACAATGAAGGTAAATGGTTGGAGTGCTGATAATATCGCCTTCGGTATGGGCGGGGCGCTTCTACAAAATCTAAACCGTGATACACAACGGTTTGCCTTCAAATGTGCATCGGTTACTGTTGACGGTGTTGAACGTGATGTATGGAAACAGCCCGTGACCGATAAAGGGAAACGTTCTAAGGCGGGTAGGATGAAATTGGTCAGGGTAGAAGGTTCTCATGGTTCAACGGTTGCTACTGTCCTTCAATCTAGTCCAGATAAGGATATTCTCCAAGAAGTTTTCCGTGATGGTAAGATTCTGGTAAAAACTACCTTGGATGAAATCAGAAGCCGTTAAAAAGTCCAAACAAAACAAAGGGAAGTTTTTACACTTCCCTTTTTGCTTGACACTTGAGTTTCATTGTGTTAGACTGTTTTTAGAAAGCAGTTCTTATATGGTTGAGGGTCCCTTTGTATTAGGGTAATGACGTTCAGGACCTAGGTGGCTTTCATTAGCAAGATAACTGAACGGATGGGAGATTGTGTGTGTCCTAGGAAACATACACTTTAGGGAGTCGAAGCCCACCTTAACCTGCCAACTTTTAATAAGTTAAAATATGAAGAAAATGAAAAATAAAAACCAAGAGGAAAAATGTGGTTGCATTGGTGACACAGAATGTAAACCATGTTTTAACAAATACAAAAAACCATATCTAAAAAGTATTGGTAAGAATCTTACTTATGAGGAATATATTCATGATTGGAGATTCTAGAATGACTAAAGTATTTCATTTCAAGGATTTTAAAACCAAAAGAAAGAATTTTGAATTGGCTATTCAGTCAATCAATAACGATTTGACTAATGAAGATATGCATGTTCGTTACACAGATAAGGTTATTGTTCGCTATTATGGTAATTTGTTTGAAATGGAAACAAAAGAAATTGCAGAACAATATATGAATGAAGGTGGCTGGCCTTATGTTGATTATTGTTATCATTCTGATGATGTTAGGAATGAATCCTTCTGGACATTTAATTTCTATTTTACTTCAAAAAAAGAAATTCAATGACTTACAAAAAGACTTGACATTCGAGTTTCATTGTGTTAGACTGTATTTAGAAAACGGGTTGTTGAGTAACGACAATGTAAAATGGTCAGGAGCCGATTCTGGTTTAGTGCGAGTTCGGCACTACTAAGTCCTGATAATAACATTTCCCGAAATCTAATTTTTGAGGCTATATAATGGGACGCACCTTTAAGCCAAAATATCGTCTTGAGATTGTGGACAACACTAATCAGCCAAATTCCTTTGGTTGGTCTGATGCCTATGGTTATCCAAATCAAAAGAACCTGGAAAAATGGGTTGATTATTACAACAAATCACATCAGACTGGTGGAGTGAATTTTCATATTTCAGAATCGGTTGGAGTAGAAGTCTTTATTAAAAAGGCAAAAATCATTCGACAAAAAGATAATGTGGTTATGTCTGAATGGGAAATGCCAGCGTTTTACATCTACTAAGAGGAAAAAATGAAAACCATTCTTGTTAAAGATAGGGAAACCGATTCGGTTTTGTTGACTCTTTCCACCTATGATGGATTTAGCTTTGGTGATTTGCTTAGACTTTATCAACTGGAAAGCACCAATCCCAATAGGGTAGTTATGCTTTTTGATCTGGAAAAGGAAGAATTGATTCCTATTCAAAAACTGGAAGAATATATTGCCGTGTTGGAAGCGGTTAGAATAACCAAAGAAATGATGGGCTATAACTGGTAGAGGGAATATGACAATTAATAAAGAATTGGTTAAAAAACAAGGGGTTTCAAAACAGGACATTTCCAAGATAAATCGTCTACATGAAATTCGTGATGATTATATTGCAAGAATGAAAAAATTAAATCCGAAAAAGGAACAGTATCTTTTGCGGTTATTTTCTTCTTTCATCACAGAAATAAATTATCAGCTACAAGAATTGTGGGGATTTGATAGAAATAAAAACTATCATAGAGACTGGTATCTCCCGCATTGTATTTGTCCTAAAATGGACAATGATGATATGTATGGTACTGATTACCAAGTCATTACTGATAAATGTCCTATTCATACACAAGAGGAAAATGAAAATAGAAATAAGAAAATATCTATCACATAATAACATTGCCATATTCTCCTGAACAGAAAACTATTTCTGTTTATAATTCTTATGCCTTTAAAACGAAAAAGGAAGCGGTTAAATTTGGAACCGATTATCTAAAGAAAAAACTAGAAGACTTTAAAAGAGAATCCTTTTTTAGTTAAATTTCATAAATAGATTCAATGACTTATCTTTTTATTAAAATAATGCTTGACTTCTGACCTTAGTAGTGGTATAATGGTTTTAGGAATTGAGAAAACCGTTAATCAAAATCAGTAAGGAGAAAAGAATGTATATCGGAAAATCAAACGAAGGGACCGTTGTTTACAATAAACAGGAAAAACGTTGGGAATCCTGGTTTGATGGAAAGATGCGCGTGTTCGCAAAAGAACTTTCCTGGATTAAATCCTTGATGCCACGAAGGCGCAAGGTGACTGATCTTGGAGTGAACATTTGGAACATCACGGATAAGAACGACCCCTCAAAGGTTGTGGAAGTGTTCAACTTTGTGGCGCGTCTTGATGAAACTGGAAAACGGAAAAATCTTGCTTCTGAAAAGAAGGAAGTACGTCTTTCCAGGACTGAAATTGTTGATGAAGCCTATAAGCTTCAAAAACAGGAATCACGCCAAACGCAAATTGAACGTGTGATTCGTGGACAGGACCGTTTGGAAGGAATTGTTCAGCGGGTTAAAGTGGTTGAAACCCGTGGTGAAGTTGTCATTGTCAAAATGCCAGTCCGTCATTCTCTTGATGGTTATGTCCTGGAATTTAACAGGAAAACTGGTAATCAATGCAACAATCACAATCCCTACCATTTCTGGAAAATGGATGTTGCTTGAATAAAGGAAAAATATGATTGATTTAATTTTAAATGAATGGATTTGGGGACTGCTACTTGTCCCCTTATCTATAATAGCCTATCTATTTCATAGGCGATTCTGCTATCATCCTATCGGGCGTTTTGTTCTGGTAAGTCACCAAAATAAAACACTCTATAAGTCAAAGTGGATGGGACATAGAATGTTTTACAAGGCAGCTTCTAATTTACTAGAAACCTTGTCTAATCCTTCTATTGAATATGCGGAATTTGAAGAAAGCAATAGAAATAGTGTTGTCCTATCTAAAAAATTGTTGACAAACTCCATTCTTTATTTTAAAATGGGTTTCAGTTATATTGATAAGGAGAAAAAGGAAGATGAATCAAATGAGCCTGAATGAATGGGAAACCGTTATTGATAAATGGGGTATTGGAGAAGTTTATCCATTAGGCTTCATTAAGAGTAAAAACGGTGCGCCTGATGATGTAGAACAATGGCTTTCAGAAAATGAATTTGAAGTGTTTGAACTATTGAATGTTGAAACCAATATCAAAGAAAAGGTTGTAATCCGTAAGGATTATGTTATTAGGTATTATAACGAAATTCCATATAAAGGATTGTTTAATGGGGAAGAAATGCATAATGTATACTTTCCCATGCAATAAAAATAACATGAAAAGAAAAGAGAAATATACTCCATTCCGTTTATTGGGAACCAAACCCCATTCCACGAAAAAGAATGCCTGGAATAAAAAACAACGGAAAGAAAACAAGGTAAAGGAATGGTAATATGAATTCTCATTTTGACGCACTTAAAAAGCGTCTAAATCTTGTTGAAACAAATGAAGGTAGATTGTTTCTAGCAGACAAGAATAGGCGTTTGCTTATGTTATGTCTGTCTGGTTCACATTTATATGGGACCAATACAGAAACTTCTGACCTTGATTTCAAAGGGGTATTTCTGCCAAATGAAAAGGAATTTATTTTAGGAGAAGCGCCAGAACATCTTTCATTCAATACCAAAAACAATTCCAGTGAAAAGAATTCGAGTAAGGATATTGACGTTGAATTGTTTTCATTTAATAATTTCGTAAAGCTAGTTTCTAGTGGTCAGACTGTTGCTATTGAAATGATGTTTACACCAGCTTCAAAGCATGGTTTGATTTATATGGATTATGACTTTTCTTTGTTTGTGGAATATAGGGATGGATTCCTGACAAAGAGAATGAACGCTTTTACTGGTTATGCCGCTACACAAGCAAGGAAATACAGCATGAAAGGCAACAGACTTAACACGTTCAAGAGTGTGGTGGATTTCCTTGAAACGGTTAATCAGGAACAGAAAATGAGGGAAGTGTTTCCAATCATTCTTGGAATGCATTCTGAACTGACCACTGAAGTAAACCCAAATGGTATTAGGGAACTTAATTTTTGTGGCAAGAAATTACAGGAAACTGCTTCCGTTGGATATACTTTGGATACTCTACGCAAATCAATGAATGATTATGGAAAAAGAGCAAAAGAAGCGGCGGAAAATCAAGGCGCTGATTTCAAGGCTCTTAGCCATGCCTTGCGTGTTACATATCAATTAGAACGTCTGGTAGAAGATAATAATCTGATTTTTCCTTTCAGAAAAGATTATGCTAATTTCCTATTGGATGTTAAACAGGGGAAACATTCTTTTGAAAATGTAACATCCATGTTGAATGAAAACCTGGAAACAGTAACTAGGAAAATGGATGAATCTAACCTACCAGAAAAAGTAGATAAAAATTTTGTTGATGATTTAGTGTTTAATTTGACAAAATTTTTATGGAGAAATTAAAATAAAAAAGGGAGTATGTTTTTAAGCATACTCCCTAAACCTAATCAAGTTTAATCAGTTATTTACTGAAGACTTGAGCCTACCACGTTCAAAGCAAATCTTCTATAGAAGTTTGAAGTACCCTGCATGTTATAGGCAATTGCTGAACGAGTCATAACGCCAATTGCAGGTTGGAAAGTGGATTGGTTTGTAATTTTTTGCATCATAAGTGGAACGTATGGGCAATAAATCACACCAGAGTCAGCAGAAGTAGGTCCTTTATATCCTACAGTAATGTAGTCTAGAAGGTTTGAAGCCACTTCGGTTGAAGTAGGTTGGTGGAATGTATCAGAGAATACCTGAATCTTTCCGTCTAGAGTTCCTACCTTTGTTACACCACCCAAAGAACCCAAGTCATGTGAAACAGCAGAATACATGAAGTTGTTCAATCCTTGAAGTGCTGAAATTGCCTTAGAGGAAGCTAGAACAAAGTTCCCTGCACCCCTTCTGGTTGTAATACCAATTTGATTGGATTCTTTTACAACTTTGGTATAAATGGTTCTCAATTTTTCTTGTTCCCATTGACCATCAGCATAACCAGCGGTATTTGCTTGAGCACCGATTTGACCATAGACCCAGTTTTGACTTGCAATCACGTTTGTATTAATTGCAGCCACTAGATCACGGTCAATTTCAGCAGCAATTTCATACTGTAATTGTTGCATGAATTCAGCTTCAGCATCCATACCATGAACAGCTTTAAGGTCTTGAGCCATTTCCAAGGTATATTCAGCTTTCATCTTTCTGGTTGTAGCGGTAATGGTTGAACGCTCCATATGCATTCTAATGCTTGCCATATCAGCACCTAGTAACTCGCCAGTGGCAGTTGCATGGGAACCAGTATAGTTTCTAAGAATTAGGTTATAACCAGATTCGTTGTTAAATACAGCGGCAACTGTAACTGATGTTGTAGCTGCGTTGGCAAAGTATACAGCAGCACCCACGGGGTTGTTAATGGTTGCACCAGTCATGCTATATTCAATTAATACTTTCTTGTAACCATCGGTTACTTCGGTATATTTAACAACACCTATTTGGTTTGCAGAACCAGTATTAGCGAACACGTTTTCACCCAAGTTTACAGTAGTTGCAGACGCGATTAGAATAACAACTGATTGATATTGAGGACCAGAAGCGGTATTTGCTCTATCCAAAGGATTTACACCAGCCTTCAATTGGTTAGTGGTAGTTCCTGCGTAAGATGCTCTCCAAGCGAATGCGAATCCAGTAGGACCACTCATAGGCTGTACGCCTACCAATTGGTTTGCAACTAATTGAGGAAATACACGGCGCACGGTAGGAATCAATACGTTAGTAAAGATTGAAACGTCACCTGAAGCACTTTGGTTTTCATTCAACCATGCTTCTGTATTTTCTAGCAAACGAGCCATAGTCTCTCTCTCGTTTGTTTCAGTCAATGGTTTCACACTACCCTTATCTACGGATAGAAGTTCATCCCATTTTTCAACTAAAAATTTCTTATTATTATCCATGTTAATTTCTCCTTAATGTAAAATAATCTTATAGTAATTCAAGCAATAAAAAGACAGGTATTACACCATGTTTTTCCATCTACTCATGTTTGTTTCATTGATTTGTGTAACCTGCACGGTATTTTGATTGTCAGAAATTTCTTTCTCATGCAATGTTATTTCTTCCTTCAATATCTTTTCATCGGAATTTTTAATATCCAATGTTTCGGATAAAGTTTCAAGCTTTGATCTAAAAGATGATTCATCAGAATAGTCAAAGTTTTCTGCCAATTTCACAAACTTTCTTTTGTCTGTTTCATTTTTCAATGAAAGAGTGTGTTCAAGAATGATTGCGTATTTTTCTTGTTCAGAAACGCTTTCTTTCAATTCAAGATTTTCATTGACAACTTTGTTGTATTTCTCTGACAATTCATCAATCTTATCGGTTTGGTCAATGGCTTCTTCACTCAATTGAATATTGAATTCATTTACCATCTTGTTAAATAAGCCTAGAACTTTTCTGGACTGTGCTACTTCAACAGCTTCAACCAAACTTTCTTTGTTTTCAGCAACAAATTCTGTTGTGAAATGGTTTAGATACTTGTTCAACTGTTCAACCAATTCTTCCTTGAAAACTTCCAATTCTTCCTTGGCAGATTCCTCAAGTTGTTCTTTAACTTGACCTTTATACTCGTTGATCTTACTTTCAAAAATAACTGAAAGCTTTTCCATTGTATCATCAGACATGATTTTCTTATCAATGTTAAGACTTTCTAGTAATTCCAATATTTCTTTGTTCATAGTTTATCTCCTTAACTGTTAAATCTATTTATGTTTTTCATTGAATTTTTTGCTATTTTATTAAATGCTTCGTTGAAAACATCTACAATAACTTTTTGTAATTTTTCACCGTTGAAATTTTTCAATCTTTCTTGTAAATCTTCAATATCACGTTCTACAAGAATACCGTTACTAATAACAAATTCTGTCTTGGCTTCCATTATGCCTTCTACGAAAGCAGAAGGCGCGGAAGGGTCCCATACAATATCATTACAGATATAACGATAGTCTTTTTGAACTACCCCTTCTTTAAGAGTGCCACTACCTCTACTGGATACGGCTAATTTAACATCCATATCCATTAAGGCTTTAACTTGTTTTCCCTGAAGTGTATCTCCAACCAATGCTTCCCCAATAACAATATTATCATCTAGGAAATCCAGTTTGTATGTTTTATGAGAAATATTTCTAGGGTCAATTTCTAGGCTGTTAGGGTGATTTAATTCTCCAACAGCCCTATTCTCTTTAATAAATTTTTGATATGCTTCAACTTGTGGCATAACAACTTGTTTTGGATATACTCTTTTATTTTTATTTTGAGTATTACATTCAATAAAAGGACCTTTTATGATGTATTTTTTGGGAGAATTTTCGGCCTTTTCTTGAATGATTGAATTCTCAACCATCCCAAAGTCTATATCTTCCACAAGTAATTCAGGTTTAAATTGCATTAGTATTACTCCTGCTTGCCTATGTTTGAAGTAGCATCATCCATTTCTTTGTCATTGAAAGCTACTTTCTCGGGAGAACTCTCTTTCTTTCTCTTTCTCTCGAACTTCACTTCCTTATCATCATCGTCAGATTGATCGGATTCCTTTTTTCTCTTTCTCTCGAACTTCACTTCCTTATCATCCTTATCATCATCAGAAGGTTCGTCAGATTCCTTTTTTCTCTTTCTCTCATACTTTATCTCTTTATCATCATCAGAAGGTTTGTCAGATTCCTTTTTTCTCTTTCTCTCGAACTTCACTTCCTTATCATCATCGTCAGAAGGTTCGTCAGACTCTTTCTTTCTCTTTCTTTCTGACTTGGAATTTTTTTCTTCAGAATCATCATATTCAGAATCGTTGTCCAATTCATTATCGTCCACTTCACCATCTTCACCATCTTCACCATTTTCACCATCTTTTTCAAAGATAGAGGATTTGATCTTGGCTATTTTTTCAGACACTAATTTTGTCATTCTTGGTTTTACAATTTCTTCTACTTTTTCTGTAAAGAGTGCATAGTCGCCTTTCAACACAGATTCTAAAATAGTATTGAAAATTTGTTTACTCATAATAAAATTCTCCCTTTTTGATTTTCAATTTTTTTGTTATTTCTTCCTGATACATTTCAGTCAATTTTTTGTGCAATCTTTCGATAAACACTTCTTTTGCCAGACCATCAAATTCTTCCAGGTCTTTATTAACTATACTTTCGTATAATGTATCTCTAAGATTAAATATATCTTTCATTGTTACTTATTAAATAAACTGTTATTATTTATGTTTTTTCATTAATTATTTACCAAAAGGTGAGGAACCTTCCTCACTTTCTGGATTATCTTTCTTGTGTTTTTCTCGTTCCGTTTCTATTGTCTTGTCCATCTTCTTTATGTCTTCATCTGTTTGCTTCAATATTTCCTTCCTAATATATTCCCTGGACAACAATCCCTGTTCAACGAAAGCTAGTGCGGAAGTGGCTATGGCAAATCTATCTTCAAGGTTCTGAAGGAATTTCTTTTCCGCATAATCATTTACGTTATTCCAAATGAATTTAATAAAGGACTTAATAACTTCCCAATCTCTAAGTGTAATGAGTTCAGTAGATAATAATTCTTTTTTCAACAAATCTATGAACATTATTTGAAATTTATTTCTTAGCTTCAATACAAATTTATGGAATTTAATTTCATCACGTTCAATATCCATTTGATTCATTGAAATATGGACACTTCTGGTTTCTCTACTTCTTCTGCTAGGTGGAACCCCAAGCGCACGATACATTTTATTGTAGAAATAATCCAAGTCCTGGATTTCACCTAAATTCTGGCCAGTTCCTTGAATAACATCTATTTGTGTTCCCTTACCTTCAGAGTTTCTAGGTAGCCAATATTCCTCAAGAATAGCCTGTGTTTTTCTTCTATTGTCTATGGTTCCAGTTTCACTATTATAGACTAGAGACTGACGATGTTTGTCCCTCATTTTTTTAAGGTATTCTTCAGCCTTGGCTTTTGGCATACGTCCAGTATCAATGTAAAAAACTTTCTTTTCTGGCGCTCTTGTTATACGGTAAATAACAATAGCATCTTCTATCAAGGATACTTGATTAATAACCTTCATGGCTTTGTTTAAATAGCTTATAGGGAAAAGCTTATCCATAGAATATATTCCAGATACGGCTTGTGTTATTTGTTCTGGTTCATATATGATTTCTGGTTTGTAATCAGTGTATAGCTGTGTTATTGTCAGTTTTTTACGAAGTTCTGATGTTGCTCTATTGTTGTAAAAGTATTTAACTTCACCATTTTTTATGTTTAAAAACTTGAAAAAGTCAAATGGTGGCAATAACAATATTTTCTTAATACCTTCCTTGAAGCTTTTATTGTTGTAAACAACCTCAAGATTTAGAGTTCCATCTACATACCATTGATGAAACAATTCTTGTCCATTGTTTTTAAAGTCAATTAGGCGTAGTATTTTATCAAAGGCTTCCTGGATTTTTTCTTTTATGTTGTCTGATAGTTCTACGTCTTCCAGGTCTAGAGTAATAGGCATGTCACCAGTTTCCTCAAACACTATTGCATCATTTATTATTTCCTGGATTGCATCGTCTACTTCTGGAAGATATGAGGCCGCTTTCCATTGTTTAACTAGATTGTTTCGGTCTTGAATGAGGAAATCTACAGCGCCACTAATTGAGTATGTTGTGGAAACATCAGTGATTATACCATCTCTGTCATTCTGAACAACATCAACAGGAGTTGATTGTGAATATTTTTCTCTGTCTCCAAGTCTAATCTTAGCTTCACGATTGGAGTAGAATGTTTTCTTTATTTCCTCTTGTAGCGTTTCCCAAAAACTCATTAATAGAATCTCTTATGGTTGATAGCCTTTCTTGGCTGATATGACGTGAAGAATCCTCTTTTAACTTTCATAGGATTTGTAAAATCTGCAATATCCGTCTTATCCAATTCCAAAGGCATTGTTATTCTTGTATTTATATACAAGCGGATACCTTTAATGGCGTCCTTTAATGCACTATTATTTTTTATTACGTTATAGGTAACTCTTGCTATTTTTTTAGCTTCTTTAGTTCCCTTCTTACCAGATTTTTCCGATTCTTTTAACAACCATTCTACAAACTGTTTCCTAAAATTAGCAGGAATCCAGTGAATGTTTAATCCTAAAGTATGAGTAGAGCCAATGAAAAGTGGAATAACCAAAGGGCGTTTATCCCAAACAGGTAATACATCTTTTAGTTTAGCATCATATTTGAAGTAATAAACCCTACCATATTTTAGTTTTTCCATTTACTAACCCCTAACGATTTTATATTTTCAACTCTCTTTCTGTGATTAACTTGAACTCTATATTCTTGCCTCTTTCCTTTCTAAGATATTCACAAAAATTCCTGGCCGCATTCCATTTGTCTAGGTTTTTCTGATACTCTAGAAGTCTTTTCACAAAAGCCTTTGTTTTGTGTTTCTGTTTTGGTTCCTGCGTTTGACTCAACGGTTTTATCTCAATCAAATATTCCTTTAGGCTTCCATCGTTTTCCTGAACCTTCATCCAGAAATCAACAAAATATCTATGCTCTTTTTTATCATATGACCAAACGTAAGGTATGACTAGACTTTCTGATGACCATTCCAACACATTTTTATTTAGGTCAAGGAATTTTGCAAATTTAATCTCATAGCTGGAACGCAATGTTATTGGCAATTGTCCTTTGTATTTTTGTTTGTTCTCAAGGTGCTTATAGAAATCTCTAATCTGAATCCAACCTCTAGAATCGTTTGATTTCGTATCCATCATGAACCAAGCTTATTGTTGTAATAACAGGCTGATCTTCATTTATCTTAGAATCAAATGTTAGGTCTGATATATCTAAAATCCAACATTTATCAAAAGTTATTTGAAGAACTGGATTATTTTTACTGGATATTAGGTTTAGTATTCCTGTATAAGAATTATTCCAGTCTATTTTGTTCTTTCCATTGTAAATGTCCCTAGACTTTTTCATTATTGTGTGTATGTCTTCTAATGCCTTGAATTTTTCATCCATGACAACTTCCAGTGTGATATTATTAAAGTTTATAACATCCCCAGGGCGCTTTACGTTCTGACCAAACCAAGGGGTATTAACTTCCTGGAACTGAAAACCCAAACCAGTAAACCCCTGAACAAAGAATGTGATATTGTTTGTTTCTGGATGTGAAAGGATAAATTGATAATTAGCACTATGCGTTAAGCTTTGATTATCCATTAAATAGCCTTGTTAATATATTCCTTCAAATCATCAAATCTTTCTTTAATAATATTGGTTTGCTTTTCTTGATGGTCAATAATAAGCTTTATTGTATTGGAAATATTTTGCTCAAAAGATTTGATCTTTGCGTTTATAGATTCTTCCAAATCTGTAGTCTCCTTCCTTATTAATCCTTCGATTCTTTTAACATCCTCATTGTGTTGTGTTTTTGATTCAGTTAATTCTGTCTTAAAATTTTCATATCTTGTCTCCATAATAGCAATTCTTTGGACAAGTTTATAAAAATAAATGCTTATACCAATGGCATAAGTCCCTAAAGATAGTATCAATTCACTTGAATATTCTTTAAGTATCCTAAGCAATAAATCAAAATTACTCAATTGATTTTCCTTTATGAAATAGTATGTTAAATTTGTGCAGTTTTTTGGAAAGTAATGATATTTTTTTATTAAGATATTTAACACATATCGTCAATAATATTGAATAAACTATTAAACCAAATATCAGTTTTGATTCTGATAGTATGATAAAAGTTTCTATAGTGTTAATAAAATCCATCATTAAATTCTACTCGGTTATTATATCTGAAAAATCAAATATAGATTCTAACATATTTATGGATAAAGGTGATATTTTTATCGTATCTGGAAATTTTTGTTTAGAAAAAGGTAGAGTAAATTCCTGTTGGAGTAAGTCTTGAAACTCATTCTTCCATTTTTCAACATTGACTTCTTCAATGACATATCTTTCATGCTCTTTTTCCAGCTTACCATATTTTTCTATCAGCTTTATTCTCGTTTCATTATAGTCAACCATTCTGTTCTGTAATTCCTTGACTATCCTATTGAACCAATAGGCTACTTTAGCGGATAGTTCTGAAGACTCGTTTATGTTCCTAATTGTTTCCATGAAAATCTTGCTTTCAAACACTTCATTTTTTAGAATTATCATTTATTAATCTCCTTTTTTACTTTTATTTATATCCCATTTCCACCGTTGTTTTTGTGGCTTTATAGGTTTTCATTTCGCTTATACCATCATGCATTACCTGTCCCATATAAAGGGCAATTGCTATTAGACCAATAATAGCAATAAACGCAATTATAGACTGATAGGATATAAACGTCATTTCCATCCAATTAAGTTTTTCATTTCTGTTGGCTATTTCAAAAGTTTCCCCAACACTTTTAACGATATTATATACTGCTATAAGTTGGACTGTTATTAAAATAGGTATGAGAATAAGAAATGACAACCCATACATATTTTCTACTATTGCTTGTGTAATGTATATTCCAAGAGTGACTTCTGCCACCTTGTCAATTGATTTTCCTATCCAGTCACCAAAGGCGTGTGTAGTAAATGGCGCGATTATCAGAGTAGATAAGATAAAGAAAAATTTGTAATGGAAATTAATTAAAGATTTCAAGAAAGAACGGCTTTTCATTTTTTGTCTCCTTTTTCTTTTTACCACAAATTAGCCTAGTGTAATCACTAGACTGTTCTATCATGGTTTTCGTTTTATTGTCTATGTTCTCGCATATAGCCAATCCTTGTTCTGGCGTCAGAACAGTTTGCATACATAGAATCTTATCGTTTTGAGGATGTTTACCCAACAATATGAAATTACTATAGGCTAGAATACCACCATTCCTTCTTACCTTTTCGTTTTGAATTTCACATTTTTTTATTGCCTTATTTCGTTCCTTTTCTGATGAAAAATCAATAGGTAGAAGCCACCCCAAACGTCTGACCAGTTCAAGTTGATGTTCTCTACTAGTAAGATCAAAGGTCACGTTAGATTCGTCCAAATCCTTGTTATGTGCTGTTCCTATTTCATCCAGGCTTTTTATAGAATCTATTGGTTCTTTTGGAGTATCACTAGAACACGAAAAAACTACAAAAAAACAAATAACTAGTAGAATGCTTTTATTCAGTTTTTTTGGTTTTTGAATTATCATTCCAGCCCTGAACACCAGCATAGGCACCCGCAATCAATAACATTGTGCTGGCCACCGTAGGTTCTAATTGCTTACCAAATATCTGTAATGAAAGTATCCAAGTAGCAATATAGAAAAGCATTAAAAATTTTTTTGATTGATGCCATTTTTTATCATCCATATTAATTCAACCCCTTTGTGTATTGTGTCTTCTTGTTTTCTAACAGCCTTGCCCGTAACACTTCTTTTCTGTTTCCAGATTTCTTGTATGAACAGTGAACCCAACCAGAATCGGGTTTTCCATTCTCATAGTATTCTAAAATCAATTGGTCAAAATCCATGTTGTCTCTGATATATTCTGCTAAGTCCAGATTGTCCATTCCAGGAACTTCAAAATCAGCGGCTTCCCCTTTAACGTGTTGTGAAGGTGTTGATCTTTGATAGCCTACTAGAATCGTATCAATTTCATCCTTACGAAAACAAGATGTTATTTTTATAGGCATTCCTACCTTATCTCTTAGAGGCTGTAGAAAACCGTTGACTAATGTAATTATACATTCCAGTTGTCCAGCATTAGGACTATTATCAATTCCGTTTCTTATGGCTATGTCTGATTTTGTCAATTCAGACAATGAAAAATTTTTGCTAATTTTCATAATTAAAATCCGTTAGAAAATGTCACACCTATTCTAGTGTTCTTATCATATTTATTATAGTCAATCAAAGATTCACCAATCCCTTGAAAATGTTGAATATGTATCATGATATTGGATACATA